ATATAGGATTTTCTGGTGGCCGATTCCGGACTCGAACCGGAACTCCCAAAGGGCACGGATTTTAAGTCCGTTGTGTCTACCAAATTTCACCAATCGGCCTTTTAAAAAACTTATGTCAAAAGCTTTCACTAAATATGATTTCGTTACAGACCTGAAATATGGAATGGATAGCGAAAAAAATATAGCAAACATTTTAGGTTTACAAGAAAAAGAATTTGAAGTCAAAACAGAAAGAAGCTGGTGGACTAAAACTGGCAACATAGCAATCGAATTAGAATATAAAGGGAAACCTTCTGGATTAAATAAAACAGAAGCTACTTATTGGATTCACGTTTTACAGGAGAAAGATGAACCTTTTTGTTTTGTAATTATTCCAGTCAAAAAACTAAAAATTCTAGTTAAGAAATTAATTGAATCTGGCGTTAAGACAAAAATGGTCGGTGATGGCTACAATAGTAAATGCCTTATCGTTAAAAAAGAAAATCTACTCAACTACGAACTTTATATCAACAAACAACAACAGGAAAATTATGGTAAGAAAACTAAAAGCTAAAAAAAGAACTCTCTTAGTAGACGGAGATATTGTTTGCTATCGAATAGCGAGTGCTATTGAAGAAGCTACAGAATGGGAAAATGATATGTGGACTCTACATTCTGATGCTAAACTAGGAAAAGAATTATTAGACAATGCGTTAAACAAATATTTAAAACAGTTAAATTGTAATGATATTGTTGTAGCCTTATCTGATAAAAATAATTTTAGGAAAAAGTTATTTCCTGAATATAAATCTCATAGGAAGAAAATTAGAAAACCAATAATTCTAAAACCTCTTAAGGAACACCTTTATAATAAATATACTACTCATCGTTTACCTGATTTAGAAGGTGATGATACTTTAGGAATATTAGCTACATCTAAATATAAAGATAATTGCATTATATTATCTTCAGACAAAGATATGAGAACTATTCCTTGTTTTCATCATTTCATACACGACAACCAAACAGAATTAGTAGATGAAAAAACTGCTGATTATTATTTTATGTCTCAAACTTTAACCGGAGATACTAGCGATGGATATTCAGGAATAAGAGGTTGTGGAGCTGTTAAAGCTGAAAGAGTTTTATATAACTCAGAGAAAACTTTACCTTCAATGTGGAAGGCTGTTGTTGAAGAATACAAGAGAAACAACCTTACAGAAAAAGATGCTCTACTTCAGGCTCGTATGGCCAGAATACTAAGAAGCTCTGATTATAACTTTAAAACTAAGAAACCTATTTTATGGAGAATATGAGTTTATTTGAATTTATGGAAGACTACGAACAAATCAAAAACCTTCACAATAGAATTAAGAATTTAAAAATTATTGATAAAGCTCATCAAAAACTTAATGGAGAACTAAGAGGAGAAATTAAAGCAGTAAGAAAAGATTTGGAACATCAGGATAAGGAAATGGGAAAAATGATGACAAAGATTAATAAATTAGAAAGTAAATGCAAATGACAAATAAAGATATATTTAAAGGCGTGAAGTACAATTCCTTAGAAAGACAAGTTAATGGTACTCACTACTCTTCTTTTAAAATACAGCCGGCTGAGTTTATAAATGAAAACAAAATCCTTTTTGCTGAGGGTAACGCTATTAAATATATCTGTAGACATCATAAAAAAGGTAAAGAAGTAGATATAGATAAAGCCATTCACTATTTAGAAATGGTTAAAGAGAGAGATTATAAAAAATGAAAAGGACACTTTAGATAGTTTATGACAAAAAATATTAAAAAGATAATAGATGACATAAAACTACCAGTAATCTCTAAAGATTTACTGGATGCTCTTGATGGACTTTTTCCTGAAAGAACTCCACCAATTACGATGGAGTACAAGGAAATTTGCTTCAGAAGTGGTCAAAGAAGTGTAGTTAATTTTTTACACGAAAAACTTAAACAACAATCAGAAAACGTATTGGAGAAGAAATAATTATGTGTGGTTCAATTTTTAGACCTTCTATTCCAACTCCGCCTCCTATGATAATGCCAGCTCCGGTAGCTCCGCCTAATACAAGTCAAACGCAAGCTACTGCTAGACCTGCTGGATATAGTGAAGCAGATGGAAGAAGTTTAAATCAAGCTAGCTCTTACGATAGAAAAAGAGTTGGTTCGTCAAAATTACGAATACCTATTATTGGTGGATTATAAAATATAAATGGCTAGTGATACTTATGGCGTAGGTTATGATTCCAAAACAATAGAAGGAAGATATAACCAATACGCTAGAGATAGGGAACTCTTTTTAGAAAGAGGTAGAGACTGTGCTCAGTTTACTATTCCTACTCTTATACCAGATGAAGGACACTCTTCGACTACACGCTACAATACTCCATATCAAGGAATTGGAGCTAGAGGCGTAAACAACTTAGCATCCAAATTATTATTAACATTACTCCCACCTAACGCACCTTTTTTTAGATTTTCCATAAACAACTTTGCTCTCAAAGAAATTGAAGCTGACGAGAATTTAAAAACTGAAATTGATAAAGGGTTAGTAGAAGTAGAAAAAGCAGTGATGGAAGATATAGAAATTTCATCAGATAGAGTTGCTTTATTCGAATGTCTTAAACATCTTGTGGTAGGTGGAAATTGTTTATTATTCGTAGATAAAGAAGGATTAAGAGTTTTTCCTTTAGATAGATATGTTTGTAAGCGTGACCCAATGGGTAATGTTATAGAAATAATAACTAAAGAAACAATTAATATTAATATTCTTCCTGAAAATATAAGAGAAGTAATTTATAAAAATACAAATCCTGAAGACATCGGAGATAGTAGCTGTGATTTATATACTTGTGTAAAAAGAACAAAGAATAAATTTATAGTAATGCAGGAAGTAAAAGGAATAGAAATTCCTGAATCTTCTGGTTCTTATCCGGTAGATAAAACTCCATATATGGCTCTAAGAATGATTAGAGTTGATGGAGAAAACTACGGCAGGTCATATGCTGAAGAATATCTTGGAGACCTTAAGTCACTTGAGAATTTAACAAAAGCTATAGTTGAAGGCTCTTCAGCCTCAGCTAAAACTCTTTTTATGGTTTCACCGAATGGTACAACTCGTGCCAGAGCTATAGCACAAGCTGAAAACGGAGCAATCATCGAAGGCAGAGCTGATGATATTTCAGTATTACAAGTTCAGAAATTTGCAGACTTCAGAGTGGCTCAAGATACTGCCGCTAGTATAGAGCATAGATTATCTTACGCATTTTTATTAAATGCTTCTGTTATTAGAGATAGTGAAAGAACTACAGCAGAAGAAGTAAGATTAACGGCTGACGAATTACAATCAAGTTTAGGTGGAATTTATGGAATTTTATCTCAAGAATTTCAATTACCATTTGTTAGAAGAAAAATAGCGATGTTAGAAAAAGCAGGAAAGTTACCCAAGCTTCCTAAAAATGTAGTTAGACCAAAAATAGTTACAGGTCTTGAAGCATTAGGAAGAGGTAATGATAGAAATAGATTAGTACAATTTTTACAAACATTAGCAGGTACATTAGGAGCTGAATCAATCGGTCAGCACGTAAATTTATCTGAAGCAATAGCTAGATTAGCTATAGCGGATGGAATTGAAGTCAAAGGTTTAATTAAATCACCTGAAGAACTTCAAGCAGAAGTGCAGGCAAAACAACAACAACAGTTGGAGATGGAACAGTCTCAAGCTGTAACTAACGCTGGTGAAACAATAGCAGGAAATATACCTCCTGACACTATTGGAAAAACACTAGCAAGACAACAAGGCTTACCAGAAACGGAGGAATAATATTATGGTAGATAAAATAGAAATAAAAAATGTAGAAGAAAATCCTACATTAGAAGAACAGGACAAGACTCAACAAGAAGCTCAAAAAGCTCCTAGTGAGGAAACAAGTGAGACTTCTGAGACTAGACCTGAATGGTTGCCAGAAAAATTTGCTAGCTCGGAAGAATTAGCAAAAGCTTATGGTGAACTAGAAAAGAAATTTTCATCTAAAGAAGAAGACAAATCTTATGAAAATGAAAAAAGTACAACCGACCAACTTAAAATAAATAAAGAAAAAGTTGAGGAAGCTACTGGTTTAGGCTTAGACAATTACTATTCTGAATATGAGAAGAATGGAACTATATCTGAAAAATCTTATAAAGATTTAGCTAGCAAAGGTTTAGATAAAACTTTAGTTGATAGTTATATCTCAGGCCAACAAGCTTTAGCAGATAAGCACGTTGGTACAATTCATTCAGTAGTGGGTGGAAAAGAAAAATACGACACAATCGTTAAATGGGCTTCAGATAATTTAGCTGATAATGAAGTAAAAGCTTTTAATGATACGATGGATAGTGGAACTTTAGACCAAGCTCAATTAGCTATTTCAGGTATTCAAGCTAAATACAATTCTGTAAATCAAGAACCTTCTTTATTTTCAGGCGAAAAAGCTGATACCTCAAAAGGTGCATATCGTTCAGTAGGAGAGATGTTAGCAGATATTAACAATCCTAAATACTCAACTGATAGTGCATATAGAGCAGACGTAGAAGCTAAAGTGAAAGCATCTAATGTTTTGTAATGGCTAGAAACTATAGAAAAGAATACGACAATTATCACTCTCGGCCTGAACAAAGAAAAAATCGTTCAAGCAGAGTCTTAGCTAGAAGAATAATGAAAAAGAAGCTGGGAGTGAAAAGAATTAAAGGAAAAGACGTAGACCACAAAGACGGAAATCCTAAAAACAATAGTAGAAGTAATTTAAGAATACGTTCTAAATCTTCTAATCGTTCAAGAAATACATAATGATATGGTTTAGTTTAGCAAAAATGGCTCTGAAAACAGGAAGCCATATTTACCAAAATAGACAACGAACAAAAGCATATATGTCCGATGCTCAATTAAGACACGCTGAAAAGATGGCTCAAGGAAAAATTGAGTATAGTGGCAAAATTTTAGAAAATCAGAAAAATGACTGGAAAGATGAATTTGTACTTATTTTAATTTCCATTCCAATACTTTTATTAGCTTGGTCAGTATTTTCAGATGACCCAGATATACAAATCAAAGTAGATTTATTTTTTGAGAAATTTGCCAATCTTCCATTTTGGTTTCAAAGTATATGGGTAGCAGTCATTGGTGCAATTTTTGGAATTAAAGCTACAGGTTTAATTAAGAAAAAATAATGAGAAGAAAACGAATTAAATGCGAGTATCAGACAACACAGCAATAAGTATGCCAATGAGAAATATGCTTTCAATAATTCT